GCGACGCGGCGCGCAAGGTAGCGGCGCGCAAGGTAGCGGCGCGCAAGCGTCGCGCGGAACTGACTCAGGCTAGGCGCGACTGCGGTCTTGTCCGCGGCCGTGACAGTATGGGGCGCGTCATATGGGAGTGACGCGACCGGGGCGCGGGCCGGTAGCCCTCTGCGCTACCCGCCCGCTTATGGCCGCTCCCCCCGCGCGTAGTAGTGTGCTACCCTACTAGCACACCGCGCCAGGCCCCCGGGCCGGTCCCGGTGCGCGTCCGTAGCCTGTGCGCGTGTGCACATCGGGCCTAGCCAGCCGTCGGCGGTGCACGTGGCCGCACAGCCGGGCACGTCACGGGCCGCACCGTGTACACGCGGGCCGGACAGGGAGACGCGGCGAGGAACGCGGACAGGAACGGGGGCGGAGGGGGCCCGGCGCTCATAAATATTTAACTGCACCCGACTTCCCTCGTCAAAAGCCAAGCCGTTACCGGTCGCGTCCCACGGCCCATTGTCGCGTCCGTTGCGAAAAAACAACAGGGGAAATACAAGGCTGGGTCCACAACGAAGAATCAATGGGTTACGAGCGCGTATATTGCGCTAGATGAGAATCATTCTCATTTAGCCCAAGTATGTTTCCGCAGATATTGCGAAAGTGCTTGACACGGGTGTTTTTCGTGGTAGAATATTAGTTCTCTGAGAGTGTATAAGCCGAGTGGTGCTGGTAACGAGGCTTCCGGTGCCGGCCTCCCCTTGGGGGTCGGCCGGCCGAGCGAGACCGAGGGGCCGCGACCTGTCTCCGGCCGGCCTCGCTCGCCCCGAGGGCTCGCTCGGCTTTTTGAAAAGGGGGTGTCCTTTGTCACATCACACAATCTGCCGTAACTGTCGCCGGTCCCAGCGCCAACGGGGGTCCATGTACTGCTGGGTGTGCGCGGCCGCGACCGAAATGCTGAACTCGGTCGCGGCGGCGGCCCCCCACCCCGAAAAGTGCTGGTGCCCCGATTGCCACTGGAGGGCGGACCGGGCGCTCAAGGCGTACCGGAGGGCCCCTCCCCCCACCAATGCCCCCCTGAGAACGGCTTAATATCGTAGCCACACTACGACGAACCCACACCATAGTGAAATATGTCTTGACAAACCAGGAATCTGTGGTATAGTAGAAGAACATGGCATTAAAGACCTTTGACGGGACGGCTTGGGGACCATGAACCAGAACTACGGACGCTACACGTTCTTCGAGATATCGTGCCAGAACGGCCACGTCATCGCACACCTGAGCCGGTACATGGAGAAGTCGAGGGATTCCTTCGACATCGTCCTCACGACCGACCAGCGGCGCCTGGTCCGGATGTTCCGGGTCGCGCAGCCGGACACCGTGGTGTTCACCTACGTGATCCCCGACCGGCCCTCCACCGAATCGACCGAGATGTGGAAACGGCGCGTAACGAAGGATCTGGAGGGGGCGTGGAACAAGCACTTGGCCGAGCGGAAGGCAACCCGGGAGTTGTCCGCCGCGATCCCCCCCTCATCCGCGACTCCGGTCCCCTCTGGGCCGGGTTCGCCGGCGTCGCCCTCGTCGAAGCCATCGAGCCCTTCTGCGTCATTGACCGGTGCGCTGCCGAGATCGGAGTCCTCAACTACAAGGTCAGAGGCGGCGGAGACCGCTCCCTCGGCCTCCGTCACTCCCGCATCGACAGCGGCATCCTCGAAAACCAAGCCTGCTTCTTCCAAACGCTCCGTGCCAGCATCGCGGAAGTCGGGGTCAAGCTCCCGATCCTAGTCTACGGCATAAACGGCAAGCTCTGGCTCAGATACGGCGCCTCCCGCGTACACACCGCCCGCGGGCTCGGGATGGCGACTATTCCCGCCGTACTGTGCGTCCTAAACGGAACCTGTCTTCCCCGCGGCTTCGTCTCCACAAGGAGACTGGAAACCCCGGTGGACGTGCTGGTTCACGGATTCGGGTCGCCTTCTGTGGTCGGAGACTTTGCCGTCTCCCACGAACGGATAGACGCGCACAGGATGGAACCCTAGTTATGGCTCAGACCCGGAAAAGAGCCCCGAAGGCCGTCAAGAAGGCCCCGCCGCCGTTCCCGCCGGCCGATTACATCACCGGCGTTCGGCCCGCTTGGTGCAGCTGGAGCTTCAGCTCCCGCTCTTTCGGGGCCTCCGTCTCCTGGAGCCTCTACAGCTGGAGCCTTCAGGCGGAATTCTCCCTGAATCGCTTCTCCGCGACCGTCGCGCTCGGGTTTGGACCGGCCGCCGGGCACGTTACTCTCTATTTCTAATTCGCGGACGGCGAACAAGATGACTGGGCCGTTAATAGGCCGAAAGTCACCCCTTGAAACCTGGTTCCGTCCTCCCCTCACCGGGTTTCCCGGGCCGGGGCCGTTTCCCGGTCCCGGATCCGGTTTCCGCCATCCTCCGGGGGGAAGAATTTACTCGTAATCCCCTTCGGGGGATACCGACCTAGGCGCTGACGGTCCGGGCAGCGTGCAGTCCCTGCGTTTGCAAGCGGCAGGGAACCGGACCCCTTACTTTTCGGGCCAAATAGGCCCTTTACGTGCCAGATAGGCCCCCGATGACCTCGGTCAAGACCTTAGAACCAATATCGGCCATCGAACCGGCCTTTCAAGTCCTCAAAAGGGACGAAAACGGCCGTTTTCCGGCCGGAATGTCCGGAAATCCCGCCGGCCGCGCGAAAGGCACGAAAAACCGCATCACCATCGCCCGGTTGATGCTGGAAGAGGGTCTGCGCCAGTCTTTGACGGCCGCCGGCCCCAAAATCATGAACAAGGCCATCAAAATGGCTTTGGAGGGCGATCCCAAGATCATGCGGGTCCTTTTGGACAAGATGCTGGCCTCTCCGCGCGGAGACGACGCCGGTGACGCCAAAGACGCCGAAGTTCGCGTAATCGTACAGAATTTGACCTCGGGCGCCCCCTCAGCGACCAAGGTCGAGGCCCACAGGGTCCATTTGACCCTCCCACAGGAAATCACGAAATGAGCAAGCTCTCCGACCAGTCGACGCAGGATCAGGTCCCCAGCGGGGTCCCCGGCTCCGCGTCACCGGAACCGTTTCAGGCGATGGACGTCCGTCAGGACTCCCGCGTCGAAAAGCGCGAGCCCGCCACCAAGAACGACAAGTAGTCGTGGCCGACAAGCCCTCCGAGTTCAGCCCGCGGATGCTGGCTAAGTCAGCCCGTGCGGCTGTTTACCTCATCGGCAAGCAACTAGGCAACCGGCGCGGGGCCCCGGGCCACGGCGGCAAGCCGTATGACGAGCTCGAAGCGGAAGCCGACGGGCGCCGCTACGAAAACCAGACCACCGACTCCAACAACTAGGACCTCAAACCCATGTCACGCGTATCAACGGGCCTCTACAACGCCAACATCACGGACCTGACCGTCACCTTCACGACGGACAATCCGAGTATCACCGCCGACAGCGTCATCCTGATCGCTGACGGAGACGCCAATCCGACGGCCACTGTGACCAACAACATCGCAGTCGAGTGCGCCGGCAAGATCAACGCCATCCTGAACGCGCTGCGTACCGTCGGGGTTCTGGACGCCGCCTCGACTTCAACCGCTGCGGGTGGGGCCTACGTCCCGGTCACAGCGCCGGCCGCGTTCGCTGTCACCTACACGACCGACGCGCCCAGCATCACGCCCAACAGCGCCCTCGTCATCGCAGACGGCGACGCCGGGACTGTGACGCGCGCCGAGTACAACGAGCTGGCCGAAGAGTTCGAGGCATCGTTCAACGCGCTGCGTACGGCCCTCATCAACGCAGGTATCCTCCAATAGACGGTCTCGGGTTCCGGGTGTTCTACGCACCCCTGTTCCCAGTACCCGAGATCAACTTCGACCATACGCCACGCCCCGAAAGGGAGGCGTGGAGGCTGGCGCTGGCCGCGGATATTGAGGCGAACGGGCTGGTTAATCCCCTCATCGTTCTCAACCACCCCCGTCCCAAGTGCCCGGACATGTGGCTGATGGTCGGTACCAACCGGCTGTGGGCGGTCCGCCACTTGGGATGGAAGCACGTTCCGGCCGTAGTGACGGGGGCTTGTCCGTATCCCAACGTGGAAGTTGGGACTTGGGAGGAACTCCAGAATCTCTTCAAGGACGGCCAGCCGTACAAGTCGGCCTACGGCATCGCACTCCAGAACACCACACCCCCTGAAAGCGGAGACTACCCAGCATGTTCGCGTGGCTCAAAGAACTGAAAGAGGACTTCAAAGCCTCGCGACGTGGTGAGCACCGGGTAGCTCCCCGAGGCCAAACCGGCCGGGTCTATGCTCGCCCCGCGCCTGAGAGTGCAGCAAGTGCCGGGTCGCACGATGCCGACGGGCGCGCCTCCGCCACCCTGCACATGAAAATCACTCGCGCGGACGGAACGGTCGAGCTTCGTTCGGCCCCCGCCACAATCGCAGGAACATCTTAATGGCCGACATCTACACAGACGCTGGCGAGGACATCACCGCGGACATCATGGATGGTACCACCTCGCCTCCGGCCAACTGGTTCGTGGGGTGGGGTACAGGTGCCGGTACCGCCGCCAAGGCCGATACGACCCTGTTCACCGAGTCGGCAGAAGCCCGCACGGCCTCCACCGAGTCCCAGCCCGCCTCGAACCAGAACCGATTCGTAGCCACCATTACGGCCACTGCTCCGCGCACCATCACCAACGCTGGGGTCTTGTCAGCCTCGTCCGGCGGCACACTGCTGCTGCACTCAGATTTCACCGGAGTCGTCCTCGCGACCAACGACGGGATCACGTTCACGTTCACCCTGACTTGGTCGTAAGGCCGTGGCCGACACCAAGATCAGTGCGCTGACGGCCGCTGCCGCCGCTGCCCTTGCTAACGAACTCCCCATCAACGAGGCGGGAACGAGCAAGAAGCTGACGGTCCAGCAAATACTGGATGCCACCGGCATACTCGCCTCGGCGGGGGCGCTGGCGGATGCCGACGAGGTCCCCGTTGCCCAGTCTAATGTGGCGAAGAACGTGGCGCTCTCGACCCTTAGAGCCTTCATGCTGCCGGCATATACGGCCTCTGGAGCAGCGCCCGCGACCGGCGCGGCCCATCAGGGCGCCGCCCCGTCTACGACCATCGTCCTGAACACCGCCAACAACGCCGTGACCACGGTCGAAACGGTCCTCAATATCACGAGCGTGCTCGCCGGGACGTACTTTTTTGAGTACTACATCGTGTGGCGTTCAGGCACGACCACGGTTGGCACGTCCTTCGCCGTGGACTACTCGGGGACTGTAACTCGGGTGCGTGCCACTCGGTACATGCAAACGACCGGCACGACGGCCGCGACTGGCGTCAGCGACGGAACCTCGGCTATTTTGACCGGCTCGCTGGTTGAACACGCGAGCGTCGTCACTGATAACGGCGCACTCGGCCCGAACACGGGCGTCGGGTCCACCTCCGAGGATCAGTACGACGTCATTCGCGGGACCATCGTAGTTAGCGACGGCGGAACCCTCAGCCTGACCATGACCGGGGAGGGTAACGCGGCGGTCACGTTCTCGGCCGACAGTTTCGTCCGCCTAACTAGGCTGGCATAATGTGCCTGACCGTTATCTCCTTGAATCGAGTGCTGTCGATGGGTACTTGCTTGAGAACGGTACCGGCGTTCTGCTCAACGAGGTCACGGTATTCACCGAAAACCACTCGTTCAGCGGAGTGGGAACTGCCACCTTCTCTAAGGCATTTGTCGGGGTCAGATCCTTCTCCTACTCCGGCGTAGGGACGCAAGGTTTAACCCGGACCGCAGCCTTCGCGCGGTCAATGGCCTACTCCGGCGTAGGGACGCAAGGTTTAACCCGGACCGCAGCCTTCGCGCGGTCAATGGCCTACTCCGGCGTAGGGACCAGCACTCTCACCAAGGTCGCCGCGTTCCTCATCACGAAGACCTACTCTGGCGTCGGTACCAGTACCGTCACCAAGGTCATCAGCAAGCTACTCGGGTACACTGCGGTCGGTACGCTCGCACTCACCAAGGTAGTGCAGGTCGTACGGGCCTTCGGGGCCGTGGGCGCGTCGAGTCTCTCGCAGGTACTCCTAGCGGTCCGGTCGTTCGCGTACACCGCCCTCGGGACCGCGACCTTCACTAAAGACTCTATCTTCGGCGGGCCGCCTCCGGATCTTGGGGACCCGTGGTTTGAAGGCAAGACCATCTATCCGCTCCCTAGCGTTGCTGGTCTCATAGAGTGGGTGGATTACCTGCCAGTACGGGCGCAAGCCTCCAACCCCGGCCGCTTCGACCAAGACGGAGCGTTCCCTGTCATGCAAGTACTCTCCAGTACCACGGGCAAGGTCGCTTGGGCAGACTACATTCCGGTATGGGTGGACAACAGCAAGACCCTGCCGTGGAGCACAGATGCGGGGGGGTTCATCCCCTTCCAGCGTGTGACGCCGTAAAGGGGAGACCGTGGCTGAACTGAACTTCAGCCTCCACCCAGAGCAAGCGCGAGTTTTCAACTCGCCTTGCCGCTTCAAGGTAGTTCCCGCCGGGCGTCAGTCCGGCAAGACCCACCTTGCAGTAGTGGAGGCCATCGTACACACGCTTGCCGACACGTCGTGGGGCGGTGTAGAGTTGAACGATACCTTCGAGGTCGCGTACATCTACCCGACCTTCGAACAAGGCAAGAAGATCGTCTGGCCCCGGCTCAAGGCCGCGGTAGAGGGTCTCGACTGCAAGATCTACGAGAACACCGGCCTCATCATCTTTCCAAATGGCCGGAGGCTCCGCTTACTAGGAGCCGACAACTACGACTCGATCCGCGGTTTCACGTGGTCGTTCGTGGTCCTGGACGAATACAAGGACATGGCGGAGGACGTGTGGACGGAGGTCATCCGCCCAGCCCTCACGGTGTGTCGCGGCGGGGCGCTGTTCATCGGCACCCCGAAGGGCAAGAACCACTTCTTCCACCTCTACCAGATGGCCGTGCGGGCCATGGAAGAGGGAGACGCGGAGTGGGCCGCCTTCACCTTCACGTCGGCCGCCAACCCGTTCATCACCAAGGAAGAGTTGAAGTCCGTCACCCGGGACATGAGCGCCGCGCTCCTGTCGCAGGAGATCGAGGCCAGCTTCCTCTCCCACGGTGGCAAGCTCTTCAACGAGGACAGTTTCACGGTCCTCGGACTGGAACCGGACCAAGGCGACTGGTGCATCACCGTCGACCTCGCGGGGTTCTCCAAGCCCACGGGATCACGTGGCGAGTACAAGAAGCGGGACGAGACCGCGATCTGCGTAGCCAAGGTCAACACCGATGGCTGGTGGGTCAAAGAGATAGTTCATGGCCGCTGGGAGGTCCGAGAGACGGCTCTACGGATCTTCACCGCTTGCAAGAGCGTCAAGGCCAGCCGGGTCGGGATCGAGAAGGGCGCGCTGATGCAAGCGGTAGTCCCATACTTGACCGACATGATGCGCCAGTACGGACGGTGGCTGGAGATAGTACCGCTCACGCACGGCAATCAGAAGAAATACGACCGCATTCAGTGGGCCATTCAAGGCCGGTGCCAGAAGGGCACGATCTATCTGGCCCCGGGCGAATGGAACAACAAGCTGATCGAACAAGCCTGTGACTTCCCCGACCCGCGCTCCCCCGACGACCTTCTGGACGCGCTGGCCTATGTGGACCAAATGGCGAAGGTGTCCTACCTCGAAGAGTTCGAGGGCATGGAAGCCTGGCAGCCCCAAGACCTAATAGCAGGAATCTAAACTTGTCGGAAGATGTCGCACAGCAGCAGGGCGGACTAGAGACCTACGACTCGTCGGAAGTCGGTTCCGCACTCTGTTCGTGGGTCATGAAGCACGTCACCCCGTGGCGCGACTTCCGTGACCAGAAGCATCGCGCCAAGTGGGACGAGTACGCCCGCATC